GGAAAGAGTTCATGAAGGCCGACAAAGGCCGTAAATTTAGGAGTAAATCGAAATGAAAGAGTCCAAGGCTATGATGAAGAAGGAAGTGTCGTTCATGAAGAAGAAGGGCGCTCCGAAGTCCATGCTGAAGCACGAGATGTCTGAGATGCGTGGCATGAAGAAAGGCGCTAAGGGAATGATGGGTGGCGGCATGGCCTACTCTAAGGGCGGTTCCGCTTCGAGCCGTGCTGACGGCATTGTTAGCAAGGGCAAGACCAAGGGCAAGATGGTCAAAATGGCTTACGGCGGTAAATGCTAATGGCTAAGAACACACGCAAGCCGGAAATGCCTCCTACGTCGCCCCGCGACGATTTGATTCCGCCACACATGCTGCCGGATGTCCCGACGATTAAGCCGGGCGCTGGTTTTGGTGACGACATCAAACCCGCAAAGCCCTCTAAGCCAAAGAAGAAAATGGCTGGGGGTGGTTATGTCGGCTCCGCTTCCAAGCGTGCTGATGGCTGCGCGACCAAGGGCAAGACTCGCGGGAAGTTTGTCTAATGATGCCATCCCGAGGCATGGGCGTTATGGCTCCGGGAAAAATACCCCGCGCTAAGCGTCGTGGGGACGATAAGCCCGTGATTGGCACGGGTGAGCCGATTCGTCATGCCAAGGGCGGCAAGGTGAAGAGCAAGGTCAATCAGGCCGGGAACTACACCAAACCGAGTATGCGGAAGAGTCTGTTTAATAGTATTAAGAATAGTGCGGTTCAGGGTACGGCAGCGGGTCAGTGGAGCGCGAGAAAGAGTCAGTTATTAGCGAAAGAATACAAACGGCGGGGCGGTGGATACAGAGACTAGCCTTTAACAATACGGCTAATTACAGAATGTGATGTACCAAATAGTTTTGCAACGTATCTCAAACTATAGCCTTGATCTAATAAGGCTTGGAACTCTTTTTTCTTTACGTAGTAAATACGACGCTTTGCACTTGCAATTCGCTGAGCATCCCAGTTGTGACGATCTCCGCCCATTATTGTGTTTTGCTGCGCGGTTACCCAACGCAAGTTTGAAACATGGTTATTCATACGGTTCCCGTCCATATGATCAACTTGAGGCAAACTGTCGGGATTTGGTAAGAAAGCTTGGGCTACTAACCTGTGAACATATCTCTGATTACCGCGACCTAAAGCGACTCGTATGTACCCAGTTGTGTGCAGCCAAGCCTTTAGTATCGAAGTTTTTTCAATACGCTTCCGGTGCGTTAAGTTTCGTTGCGGAATATCTGCCCAGTTTGAGCGGACTACGCCATAATCACTCACCGAATACCGTTCATTCGTGTCAGGTATCAGTTTCCAAATTTCCTGTGTTTTGTGTTCCATAGGTGGACTATGTCATGGCGCTACGAAAAAGTCAACAATCACTCAAGGCTTGGGGGGATCAGCGTTGGCGTACAAGGTCTGGTAAACGATCTTCTGATACGGGCGAAAGATATCTACCGGAAGCTGCTATTAAAGCTCTTTCCCCAGCCGAGTATTCCCGAACCACCGCCGCCAAGCGTCGAGGCAAAGCCCAAGGCAAACAGTTCGTACGGCAACCCAAAGGCGTTGCTGCTAAAACGCGCTCGTACCGTCAAAAAGGGAAGTAAGGGGAAGAAGTAGCTATGGAAACTGTAGAACTTCTAATCAAAGCATGGCCTATCTTCTTAGGGTTTATCACCTTGGTCGTACTACTTGCTAAGATGGATAACCGTCTTGCCGTGGTCGAAGAGAAGATCAAGACCTTGTTTGAGTTGTTTAACAAGAAGATGGGCCGGTAATGGCTGACAAGACTACAGCTACAACTGACTTCAATCTCGACCTCAACACGATCATCGAAGAGGCATTCGAGCGTTGCGGTGCTGAACTGCGTACGGGCTACGACTTCCGTACGTCGAAGCGTAGTCTGTCCCTGCTGCTGATGGACTGGGCGAACCGGGGTATCAACCTCTGGACCCTTGAGCAGGGCACCCATGCCCTGACCTACAACGTCGGCACCTATGACCTCCCTGCCGACACGGTTGACCTGCTGGACCATGTAATCCGCACGGGTACGGGCACGAATCAGGTTGATATCAACATCAGCCGTATCTCATCCAGCACCTACGTTGCTATCCCTAACAAGAACGCAACAGGTCGCCCCATCCAGATCTGGATCAATCGGCGTACGGGCGCAACGGACTCGGCTGGTGCGGTGGTTTACCCGCAGTTCACGGTGTGGCCGAAGCCTGACAACAGCACCCCGTACACCCTGTATTACACTCGATTACGTCGGATGTTCGACCCCGGTACGGGCGTAAATGGTCAGGACATCCCGTTCCGCTTTATGCCCTGCCTTGTGGCGGGGCTGGCATATATGCTCTCGATGAAGATTCCGGGGGCTGAGTCTAGGATACCGGTCTTAAAGTCCCAGTATGACGAGGCTTGGGATTTGGCGGCTGGCGAGGACCGGGAGAAGGCAGCGGTACGGTTTGTACCCCGGCAGTCGTTCTTAGGCGGGTACTGAGATGTCGGATGAATTATTTTTGGCATGGGTAGCAGGGTTTTTTGATGGGGAAGGCTCCGTTATTGTGGAGTATTCCAAGTCTCCCGAATCTAGTCGTGGATGGAGAACCTCGCTTCATGCGACCCTGACACAGACTAGTCTTCCTTGCCTTGAACTCGTTCAATCCCGTCTTGGGGGGACTATAAAAACCTCTGATAATCGTACGGCGGACACCCGTAGATGGGCAGTTCAATACACGTGGTCAGTACGAAATCAGAACGCAATTGCGTTTTTACAAAAAATTGAACCGTATTCTGTTGTGAAAAAAGAACAGATTAACCTTGCCTTGACCTACCCAATGTTTAATAGCAAGGGCAAAAAGTACGGTAATAAGAGTAACCCTATTCCCGACGATGTTTGGCAGAAAAGGCTCGACATCAAGGATGGTCTAAGAAGCATCCGGGCAAGCATGAAGACTGCAGCGAAGGTGCGCTACGATGCCTAATAGGTTTGCATCTGGTAAAAATGCCATCTCGCAATGCGATGTTTGCGGGTGGCGGTACAAGTTGAGGGACTTGAAGCCCCTTGTCATTAAGACCAAGAACGTTAATATCTTGGCTTGTCCGGAGTGCTGGAACCCCGACCAACCGCAGTTGCAACTCGGTATGTGGCCAGTCGATGACCCGCAGGCCATCCGGAACCCCCGTCCGGACACGACTTATTTTGCACCCGGCAATAACGGCGCAGGTGGTAGTAGAATGATCCAGTGGGGCTGGAACCCGATTGGTGGGGCTAGCGCAGATGATGCAGGGCTGACCCCGAATTATCTCGTATCCAACGGATACGTGGGCGATGTAACGGTCGTAACGACCTAGGAGATTGAGATGAAGAACGGTATGCGTAAGATTGCGCGGGAAGAGGTCGGCAAGCACGAACGTGCCATGCATGGTACGAAAAAGATGCGTGCTGGTGGCAAGACCAACAGCGAGATGAAGCAGTACGGTCGTGGCATGGCTAAGGTCATGAATCAGCGCAGCCCGATGCGCGGTTCGTCTGGCCCGAGGTAATTGACATGAAAGAGAAGATCTACCGTAAGCCCAAGGAAGTACCGGTTATTCCGGGTTCTGGTGGCGGTGGGTACCCGGTGAGAGATGTAGATCGTAAGGGCTATATGCTCGACGGTAACTACAAGCACAGCCCCGACTATAAAAAGCGCATGAAGATGCGTGGGTCGGGTGCGGCTACTCGCGGGTACATGTTCTACCCCGACGAAGATTGAGGTCTGACTCGTGGCAATCTCTTACGCGGTGGGGGTGAATTCCCCGACGAACCTTTGGCAATTGATTCAAAACTACACTGAGTCAACCGAATCAACTTTTGTTGCCAATATCCCGACGTTCGTCGTTCAGGCTGAGCAGAGAATTTATAACTCTGTGCAGCTCCCGGCTGCGCGTAAGAATGTCACCGCAAATTGCACGGCGAACAACAAATATCTGACGCTGCCCGCTGACTGGCTTGCGGCGTTCTCCGTCGCCGTGATAGAGCCTGTGACGAACGCCCAGAGCTACTTGATCAACAAAGACGTGAGCTTTATCCGGTCGTCCTATCCTGACCCGGACACGGCGGCAGCGCCTGTGCACTACGCTCTGTTCGACAACGACACGTTCATTTTAGGCCCAACGCCTGACCAGAGCTACGGCATCGAGATGCACTACTTCGGTTATCCAGATAGCATCACGACGGCGGGAACTACGTGGCTTGGTACTAATTTTGAGACTGTGCTGCTCTATGGATCGCTGCGTGAGGCATATCTCTACCTGAAGGGTGAACAGGACATTACGGCATATTACGAGCAGAAGTATCAGGAAGGTCTGGCGCTCTTGAAGAACCTTGCCGAGGGCAAGGAGATGCGTGACTCGTACCGTTCAGGTAACCCCCGTATCGGCATGATGGGTAGCTAG